AACGGAAATAACAAGCCTGTTGGAAAGCCACGCAATGATTCACACAACAAAGTTTGCGACTCCAATAGAGTGGTTAAATTGGGATGACCAACCTGTATTTCCTTTAGCTTCCTTTTCTATCAATTCAGGTTCTTTTAATCTTGGGAAGCAGCGTCAATATGATATTCAATTTTGGTTTATAGATAAGTCAGGAGTTGAGGGTGAATTTGAAACTGAAGTTGTAAATGATATGCATCAAGTAGCAGGGGATATAATAAGCAAATTAAGAAACGGAGCAAATGATTTTGTGATTGATGACAATATACGTTTTGATGTTATCAGCGAAAAGTTTGAAGATTATTTGAGTGGAGTACAATTAACTTTAAGTTTAACAAGCACTTCAGAATTTGATGGGTGCGATATGCCAACGATATGAGAAAATTAATTATAGTTTTATTAGTTGTTTTTTGTCAAGTTAGTTTTGGGCAGGTTTACCAATTAATGCCACAATACGGATATTCTGCTCCAAGAATGAACTTTGATTCTACTTTAACAATTCCTACATTCAACGGAGTTCCTACGCTAAAAAGTAACATAACAAGAAAGGGTGCTTTGGCTATTGATTCCACAAACGGAAGGTTTTATTTCTACAATCCTAAAAATTTAACTTGGTCAGAAGTTACAGGTGGTGGTGGTGGTTCAACTGATACTACTTCTTTGAGCAATCGTATCAACGAAAAACTTTCAATAAGTGATTCTACAATTTACTATACTAAATTCCGTTCAGATAGTTCAAGAACTAACATTTATACTGCAATAAATACTAAATTAAATAAGTCAGACACAACTAACGCTTTTCTTATTAGTGTTTCACAACCTAACGATTCATCATTAACTTTTGTAAAAGGAACAACTTCTACTAATTATATTATCCGTTCTTCTATTGCAGGTTCTGCTACAAGATTAATAACTCAAGTTTACAATAATACAGGCAGCACTATTCCAAAAGGTTCAGTAGTTTATATTAGTGGTAGGCATTCAAGCAATCTTCCTACTATAGCACTTGCACAAGGGAATAATGAAACAAATAGTTACAAAACATTTGCTTTAGTAGAAAATGATATTCCTACAAGTAATTCAGGTGTAGTTATTCAAGCAGGTAAAATTGAAAACCTTAATCTACCTACATCAAGTTTTACTGATGGGGATATAGTTTATTTAAGTCCTTCAGTTCCTGGAGGTTTGACAATTACAAAACCTTTAGCACCGAACCACATTTGTAAGATAGGTTCAATTACAAGAGCACATCCAACATTCGGTTCAATAGAAATAAAGATTGAAAACGGATGGCAGTTAGATGAATTGAGTGATGTTCAGATAGCAGCAGTTCCTGCCGATTCAACTATTTTGCAATTTAGTAGAGTTGATTCTTTATGGCACGATGTAAGTATAAATAATGCAATTGGCACTAAATACTTAAAACCTTCAGATACTGCAAGTTTAAGCAATAGAATAAATGTCAAGTTAAATGCTTCAGATACTACAAGTTTGAGTAACAGAATTGATACTAAATTGAATAGTGCAGATACTACTTCTTTAAGCAATCGCATAAATACAAAGGTAAATTTGTCAGACACTTCACTTTTTCAAAGGAAAAGCATTGATGCTTATTCATTTCAGGCTAATAACACAAATGCTACTGCAAACGTAACTTCATTTACTTTTAGAGAACAGGCTTCACAATCTTTAAGTTCAGGCATAACTTGGAATGGAACTGCACCTTCAGGTACTACAAACCATCAGTATAGATGGAATAGAATAGGAAACCTTGTTACATTTTATGCAACTTTAGTTTATGGAACTGCAGGTTCAAATAATTCACAGGTAACAATAACACTTCCTGCCGATTTGCCTACACCATTTAGTCCAACAGGTTTAACAAGTGCTTCTAATATGTTGTATTATGGAGCAGCGAATATGGCAACTGCAGTAACAGGTGTAATCACGGTTACACGACCTTGTATGTTAAGAAGAAATTCTGCTAACAATGGATTTGAAATATTAGTAACTGCAGCAACTGCACAAGCAATGACCTTTGTATCTATAACAATTCAATACTTAACTAACTAATGAAACACATAAGAAAGAAAGATTCATCCTTTGACCCAAGCATTGCTTATTCAGTTGTTCTTACAACTAATTGGGATAGACCTTTAGAAGAACATCCTACGATAGTTTTAGAACCTGATGTTTTTGAAATAGCAGATTGTGAAATTCCACCACATTTTCAATATATGACCTATACCGATTTATTATGAAACAATTTGAACTATTAGGGGTTTGGCTTTTATCAATAGCCACATTTTTAACTTCATCGGAAGTTCTTGGATTCTTTGCTATAACTGCAAGTATAACAACTATAATAGGCAATATGCCTGGAGTAATTAAATTTTTCAACAAATACATACAAAAATGAAAAGTGCAAAAACAACAATCTTCGGATTAATTTTAGCGACATTGGTAGCAGTTCAACCTATCGTAGAAGGAACAGGTTACCATTTTGACGGCAACACAATTTCTAAAATATTGTTTTCTGCTTCATTAGCTGCTTTTGGATATTTGGCTAAAGACCACGATACCAAATAAAAATGAGTTGGTAAAAAAAAGAGTTGGTAGAAACCAACTCCGTAGTATATCCCATATGTAAAAACGTACACAAATATAATTAAATGAATGAAACATTTCAAGAAGTTTTTTTTATTTTTTGCGTTTTCTTGTTGCTTGGTATCGTGCTTAACGGAAAGAAAGGCTAATAAGCAATTAAATAAAATAAGCAATGAATACCCTGTTTTAATATCGCAAAAATGCGGTGAATTATTCCCACCTACAATAGTAAAAGATACTGCGTTAATTACTGAATATATCCAAAAGATAGATACATTTTTAAGTACAAATACTGATACCTTATTAGTTACTGATACTATAAAAAAAGATTGTTCTAAAAGTGTAAAAGAATTAGTTCTAAAATTGCAAAATGCGAACAGGTTTATTAATGTTCTTAAAGATGATTTACAAAACAATCCACCTTATATTGTTAAGAATATCATTGATAGTTCAAAAGTATTTTCTTTAACGAAGCAAAGGGATATTGCTTTAAAAGATAAAGAAGATTATAGGACAAGAAACGAGGTAATGAATAAGGTTTGCATTTGGTTACTAATTATAATAATCGTTTTAATTTCTTACATCTATGTCATTGAAACCAAGCCAAAATTGTATAAACCTAATTAAGAGGTTTGAAGGTTGTAGATTAAAAGCCTATAAATGTCCTGCTTCTATTTACACAATTGGCTACGGCACAATTCGTTATCCTGATGGAAAGCCTGTAAAGGAAGGCGAAGAAATAAGTTTGTATCGTGCAGAATCATTACTAACGTATGACATTAATAAGTTCGCTTCGCAGATAAAAGTAAACGTGAATCAAAATCAATTTGATGCTTTAGTTTCATTTTGTTACAATCTTGGGATAGGTGCTTTTAATTCAAGTACATTGAAGAAGAAAGTAATTGCTAATCCTGGAGATGCTTCAATAAGAGATGAATTTATGAAATGGAACAAAGCAAGAGTTAAAGGTGTATTAACTGAACTAAAAGGATTAACTAATAGAAGAAAGGCTGAAGCCGATTTATATTTTAAGATTTAAAGAACTATGAAAAATTCATCAAATAAGGTAGCATTCGGAAAAAGAAAAGGTGGTAAGGCTAAAAAGTCAAAAGGACCAAAAGACAAAGCAACTTCTAAATATAAAGGGCAAGGTAAATGAAATATGATTTATTAAAGGATTATTTGAGGGATAATAAAGATATGCCTATGCGTAAGTTATCAAGAATAATTTACAATGAGAATCCATTAATGTTTAAAGATTCAGAAGATATAAGAAAGCGACTATACAACCTACAAAATCCTAAACAAGGAGCATACAAAGAAGAATTTAAAAACGAAACTATGCGTTCATATAATCCTTACAAGCTACCTGAATCTTCAGAAACAATCTACGAGCCTTATTTAATTAAAGGCTTTAAAAAAGTAGGTATTCTTTCAGACATACATTTACCTTACCACAATATAGACGCTTTAACTTGTGCTATTGATTTTTTAAAGAAGGAGAAAGTAGATGCTTTGCTTTTAAATGGTGATACTATAGATTGTCATTCTTTAAGCAGATTTATGAAAGATCCAAAGAAAAGAGATTTTAAATTTGAATTAGACACCTTAAAGGCTTTTATAGATGTCATTAAGAAGGAACTTAAATGTAAAATCTTTTTTAAGATAGGCAACCACGAGAATAGGTACGAGCATTTCCTTTATCAAAAGGCAGGGGAACTTGTGGGGATTGAGGAATTTCAGTTTTCAAATATCATTAAGGCACGAGCAGAAGGTATTGAAATAATTGAATCAAATAGGTATATGAAACTTAATGAACTTAACGGCATACACGGACACGAATACATTGGCGGAATTTCTGCACCTGTAAACGTAGCAAGGGGTTTATATTTAAGGGGTAAAACTTCAGCGTTTCAAGGTCATAACCATTCCACAAGCGAACATTCAGAAACTGATATGAATGGCAAGATAACAACTACCTGGAGCATTGGATGCCTTTGTGAATTGCATCCTGAATATATGCCTTTAAACAAATGGAATTGGGGTTGTGCGGTTGTCTATTTAGATAACAATGGAGTTGACTATCAGTTCTTCAATAAGCGAATCTTTAACGGCAAAATACTTTAATCCATTTATGTAAGAACTTACAAAAATAGAATCCTATGAGTGAAGAAATAAAAGTAGAGCAAGAACCTACACAGGAAGAAATAAAGGAAATAGAAGAAACATTTGATTTTGAATATACCACAAGGATGGACTACGTAAGTTGTGCTTACTATTCAATTTCTGCAGTAGAAGGAATTGATTTACTTTTGCTCACGAAGGATGAAGCACGGAAGATTAAGAAGATAATTAAGAAGTCAATAAGAATAATAGAATCGTGTATAAATGAAATGCACGATGAATTGTTTGAAGATGAAGAAGATTAAGTTTTATAGGTTTCTTGTTTTATAGGATTTGGTTTTTAGGATTTGTTTTTTAGATTGCGAGGGATGTTTCTACATCCCTTTTTTAGTTATACATATATATTTATTTATTTAATAACTATTGATTTTATTGAGTTTCAGCGTATAGAAAAAAAACTTTAAAAAAAAGTTCAAAAATATTTTGTTTTGTAATCCTAAAATATATATCTTTGATTTATCAAACAAAAACAAATAACCTTAAAACTAAAAACAATGGAAAATTTAAAAACACAAATTACCTTAAATATCAATGAATGGTGGGGTAAAAAATACACATCAAAAGATAATTTATTTCAATGCGGTAAATGTGGCGTTTTGGATATGCAAAAAGAAATAAAAGAATTTGGTTCTTATTATTCATTTTATAAAAATGGTAAATTAATAGCTAAATTTTATCAAGACCATACATTTGGATTTTGCACTCAACCTTATGGAATTGAATTAACAAATATCTAATTATACAGGGGTGCAGCATCCTATCAACTGCTTAAATCTAAAAACAAAACAAATGAAAAAATCACTTTTTAAAATCGGCATTATTCTATTTTGTTTATTATCTTGCCTGGCTATTATTGGAATTTCTCACATCTTACATTATATCTTTCACAACTAAAAACTAAAAAATATGACCGAAAAATCAGCCTTTGAATTATTGGTTGAAGCAATCAATTCTTCTTCAGCAACTCACGCAGAAAAAGTTATTATCCTTGAAAAATTAGGTGAGTATATAGAATATAAATATCAACAAAACCTAAACTTAATGAAATGAACCTATTAGCATTTTCAATTTATTGGACAATCATTATTTCATTTTTAATTTATCTAAATGTTAGACAAACAAAGAGATTCAAAAAGGAACTTGAAGAAGAAGAAATTCAGTAAATTAGTAGAACTTTTAACAACCAAAATCGTAAAAACAAAACCTTTAAAACAATGC